TATAGAGGGCTTAGGTGTTCTGTGTGAGGTACTTAACGCAGAGGATTTATGCCCTTCAAATCCGAATAGCGAGGACTTGAGCGAAAGGTATGAAGCCGACATGTATTCCTGGGGGGATCCTAAGATTTTTTGGGATGTGCAAGAAGCTGGTGAAGATGAATCTCTCGGGGTTACGAGCGTAAAGTTGTCACAGGTGTGACACGAAAAAGGTGCTATACTCTTATCATCGCAAGAAGCATGCGAAACAGCACGAAAAAGCCCCTTTCTCTCCCCCATTGAGAAGGGGCTTTTTTCGTGCGCTCCGGTCGGTTCTTGTCTGGTGAAAAGCCTTGCAAATACAGGATTCCCCTGTAAAAATCCCCCTGCGAGCACGAACGATTTTGCCAGGAATACATCAAAAACTATGACAGCATAGCCGCGGCAAAAGCCATATACGGACAGCAGAATTACAACTCCGCCCAACGGCAGGCCCACCGCCTCCTCCGGAGGGAGGACGTGCAGGAACGCATCCGGGAGCTTAACGATAGGATTTGCGAGGAGGTGGGGCTTTCCCGCCACCTGGTAGTCCGCCAGATCGTGGCTATCCTCAAGGCGGATCCCCGGAAGATCGCCCGGTGGGCTCGTACTTCCGGGCGTTTCGGAGGAGGCGACGAGGAGGACGAAAGATCCGGGCAGAAATTTCTGTTTGACATGGAGACGAAGGGTTCCGCAGAGCTGGACGACGAAACCGCCGCAGCCATAGCGGAAATAGAGACCACGAAAAGCGGCATCAAGATCAAGACCCACAGCAAGACCGCCATCCTCAAGTTGGCCGCAGAGATCACCGGACTTTTGACTACTCCCGCCGCAGGGACCGAGGACGATCCTCTGCACGTGGCCCATCATACCGGGATTGCTCTTCTGCCGGATCAGGAGGAGATATCCGAATGACCACCGAAAGCAACCGCACGCAGCGCACCCGTTGTCAGGTTTATTCCCGGGTGGTGGGTTTTCTTACCCCTATTTCTCAGTGGAACAAGGGAAAGCGCGAGGAATGGGGAGATAGGGTTACGTTCGATCCGGACCGCTCGCATCTTCGGGAAAAATGAGGAACGTTATCTGGCAACCGAACCCCGGTCCCCAGACGGAATTTCACCGCCGGGGAGAGTACGAGGTTCTCTATGGAGGAGCCGCCGGGGGGGGCAAATCGGATGCTCTACTCATCGAGGCCCTTCGTCAGGTCCATGTTCCGGGATATAAGGGTATCCTCTTCCGCCGGAGCTTTCCCGAGGCGGAAGAGCTGATTGCTAAAAGCATGCTCTACTACCCCCGCATCTTCCCCCAAGCCCAATGGATTCGCAGCAGGAAAGAATGGAGGTTCCCGTCCGGGGCCTCCATTCGTTTTGGGTACCTGAAATCCCTGGGGGATGAGCTGAACTATCAGGGCCATGAATATCAGTACATCGCCTTCGACGAACTCACACACTTTCCCGAGAGCCAGTATTTATACCTCTTTTCTCGCTGCCGGACCTCGAATCCCGCTCTTCGGTGCTACATCCGAGCCGCCACGAACCCCGGCGGTCCGGGGCATCTCTGGGTAAAGCGGCGCTTCGTGGATTGCGCCCCTCCTCGGGAAACCTTTCGGGATCCCTCCACGGGACTTACCCGGGCGTTCATTCCGGCGCGCCTTCAGGACAATCCCAAGCTCCTTGAGGTGGATCCGGAGTACGTCAGCCGCCTCATGATTCTTCCGGACGCCCAAAGAAAGGCGCTCCTGGAAGGCGATTGGGACGCCTTCGAGGGCATGGTGTTCAGCGAGTGGAGCAAGGAGAGGCACGTCATCAAGCCCTTCGATATCCCCCCCACCTGGCACAAATGGCGGGGGCTGGATTGGGGCTTCAAGGCTCCCTATGCCTGTCTTTGGATGGCCTGCAACAACGACGGACAGGTCATCGTTTACCGGGAGCTCTACGGCATGCAGGATGGCAAGCCGAACCAGGGCACCCGGGAAACCGCCCAGGAAGTGGCGGCGCGCATCCGTGCAATAGAGCTCGCCGCAGGAGAGGAGATCTACGGCAGGGCGGACCCCAGCATTTGGGCATCCTCGGGGCACCAAGGCCCTACCATCTACGAGAGTTTCGCCTCGGAGGGAGTGCACTTCCAGAAGGCGGACCATCGCCCGGGTTCCCGGCTCCACGGGAAGATGCAGATCCACCAGCGCCTTCGGGGCTGGCGGTACGGCACTCCGGAATGGAAACCCGCCCTGCTTATCTTCGATACCTGTTCGCATCTTATCCGCACTCTGCCCGCCCTTCCTCCGGATCCGCACCGCCCGGAGGATATCGACACCAAGGCGGAGGATCATGTATACGACGCTCTCCGCTATGGATTGGAAGAGCGGCCCTGGACTCCGCCCCAGGAAGTTTCCCCGAACCGGGACGGATGGGCCGATATCTGGGATGACCACAAAGGAGGTGATGCCGCATGGCAAGCCGTGTAAAGGACAACGCCGCTACCGTATCCATGGAATGCTTTCTCCCCGGAGGTTCGAGATGGACCGCCGTGCCCGTGGACGTGCCCGCCCCCGGAATTCTGTACGGATCCCGGGGTAACGAGGGGATATATCTGCTTCCCCAGGTCGTAGCTCCTGGCAGGAACCTGGTACTCATGTACTCCTCCACGCTGACCCGCCTTATTGCTGGGGATGATGCAGGAACGATAGTTCCCGTATCTTCGGAGGAGCCCAAGCCCAGAACGAAGACGAAACGGATTGAAGCTCATGCCGACGCAGAAGACGAGTAGTTTCCATGAAATACGGGACTGGTTCCGGTCTGCCGTTGCCGCGAATGCCTCCTGGAGGGAGGCGGCTCTGGAGGATATCGAGTTCTACGCCGGGGAGCAATGGGACGAGGCTTCCCGGGAGGCTCTCAACAAGGCCAAGCGCCCCGCCATAACCATCAATCATATCCGGCCCCTCATCAACCTCCTCAGCGGCTACCAGCGCCTCAACCGCTACGAGCCGGACTTTCTCCCCCGCACGGGGGACGATGTGGAAAAGTGCAACGTCGCCAAGGGGATTACCAAGTATTTGTTCGATACCAACGAGTTCGATTATGAGGAGTCTCGGGTTGCCCTGGATGCGTTTCTGACCGGTCTGGGGTGGTTCTATCTCTCCTACCGGGACGGGGAAATCTGCTTCAAGCGCGTGTCCCCCTTCAATGTGTACCCCGACCCGGAGAGCCGGGAGGAGGATCTTTCGGATGCGGAGTGCATTCACTACGCCCGCTGGACTTCGAAACGCACTCTCAAGAGGCATTTTCCGGATCATGCCGATGTCATCGAGCTTGTGGTGGCTCGGTACGATGCGGACGAAGGCGGGGACCACCTCGGAGAGGATTCTCTCTGGTACTCCGCCGAGACGAAGAAGGTCCGGCTTATCTCTACGTGGTACCGCTCCTTCCGGGAAGAGAAGATCTGTTCCTTTCCCCCGGAATTACAGCTCCCGGACACTCCCTTCGAAGAGGTTCCCCCGGAACTTCGGGAGCTTGCCCGAATCCGCACCGAGAGCCGGGAAGAGATTCGGGTGGCGTCACATATCGGGGATCTCCTTCTGGAGGATGTGCCGTCCCCGTATTCCCACGGGAAGCTTCCCTACATCATGGTTCCCGCTTATTGGCTTGGCGAGGGGGATACCCCCGCCGGAGTCGTGCGGGATCTCAAGGATCCCCAGAGGGAGATGAACAAGAGACGCAGCCAGCTCCTGCACATCATCAACACCATGGCGAACCGGGGATGGCTGGTGAAGAAGGGCGGTCTGGATTACGCAAACAAGACCAAGCTCGAAAAGCAGGGCTCCACTCCGGGGGTGGTCATCGAGTACAACGAGACGGGCAGTGCTCCGGCTCCGTTTTCCACCGATACCATCCCCTCGGGATTCTTCCAGGTGGACAAGCAGTATCAGGAGGATCTTCAGAACATTTCGGGGATCAACGAGGCCATGCTGGGTACGAACGTTCCCGCATCGGCCTCGGGACGTGCCCTGGAACTGCGTCAGCGTCAGGCCGTCACCAGCCTGGCCATGCTCTTCGACAAGCTCAGAATGGCGAAAAAACGGCTCCTGAAGCAGCTCTGGGGAGATCCCAAACACCCCGGACTCCTGCCACAGTTCTACCGGGAGCCCCGGGTATTTCGCATCGTGGGGGAATCCGGGCAGCCTGATTTCGTCCCCGTCAACCAACCCCAGGAAACCGTGGATCCCCGAACGGGCATGGCGGTACAGCAAATCCTCAACGATCTTTCCACCTTCGAATTCGATGTCGTGATTTCGGACACCCCCGCCACGCCGAGTCAGAGAGTGGCGGCCTTTTACGCCCTCCTGGAGATGGCAAAGGCGGGGCTCCCGGTACCTCCGGACGTTATCATCGAGGCCTCGGATCTGCCCCAGAAGGAGATGCTGAAAGAACGTCTCATGCAACAGCAGCAGATGGAGATGCAAGCCCGGCAACAGCAATCCCAGGGAATGCCTCCGGGACAGCCCGGAGCGCCGCCCATGGGGCCGCCTTCTCCGAACCTCCCGGATATTCTGGCGGGAGCCCGGGGAGGGTAAGAACTCGGAACGTTCCGAGAAAGAGGGTTTTCGTAACCCTGTACAGAAAATGGTGATATGCGGAAAGCGCATCTCACCATTTTGTATATTCGAAAGGAGCGAGGCAACGTATGGATAGTCACGAGGACATGACCCAGGAAGATTACGCAGGAGTGGAAGAAACCCTGAGTGCTCTGCTGAAACAGCAGGATCCCCAGGAACCCCAGGAGGAACCGGAAGCTCCCCCCGCAGAAGAGGCCCCCCCGGAACCCCGGCAGCCGGACCCGATACAGGAGCGCCTCTCCCAGTACGAGCAGAACATGCAAAGGCTCTACCAGAACGAGTATCAGGCCGCCCAGACCATCCGGCAGCAACAGGCGGAACTGGCGGCTCTGCGGGCTCGGATGGAACAGTTCCAGCCCCCCCAGAAGTCGGACAAGCTCCCGGAGGATCCCATGGAGCGCCTGGTGGAGGAGCGGGTGCGGGCTCGAATGGAACGGATGGAGGAGGAATTCAAGCGGCGGCATCAGGAGGAGATAGCCCCCATCCAGCAGACCCTCCAGCAGCAGCAGGCCATGAGTGCATGGCAGCAGAGAGCCCAGCAGTCCCAGGAGGCGGCCCGTCAGCGGTACAAGGATTACGACGACGTGGCTCTGCTCGTCGTGCCCTGGCTCCAGCAACAGCAGCAGAGAGCGGCTTTGGGAGACCCGAACGCCCAGGCCATGCTCAACATGGTTACCACGTCCCCGGATCCCGCAGAGGTGCTCTACACTCTGGGGCTCCGGTTCCGCTTCGAAGCGGAGAAGGCTCAGGCGAAAAATCGGCCCGCTCAGCCTCCGAAGGCGCCTGGGGCGAAGGTCTCGCCCGCCGGAGACGGCAAGGAAATTCAGATGCCCCGGGGGGCCGATATCCCCGGCGGATCCGGCGGCGGATCGGAACTTGACCTGAACAATCTGACCAGCGCTCAATGGAGCAAGCTCCCGGAGGATGTCCGATCCCGGATCCTCCGAGGAGAATAACCGAACCATATAAGGAGAGTGAATCATGGCTACCACCAAGTACCCCCCGAATTTAGTCCAGCGAGCATGGGCTCTGGACCTCTGGAAAGAGGTTATGGACGAGATCTATTTCAAGAAGTTCATGTCCGAGGGATCCGACAGCGTCATTACCATGAAGACGGATCTGAAGACCAAGAAAGGCAACAGCATCACCATTCCTTTGCTGATGAAGCTTCAGGGTACGGGCATTGCGGGAGATGCGACGCTGGAGGGCAACGAGGAGGCCCTGACCTACTACGACATGGAAGTGACCGTAGGCCAGCGCCGCCATGCGGTGCGGTCCGAGGGTTCCGAGGAGGAGCAGAAATCCCAGCTCGATTTTCGGAAGAATGCGAAGTCCGCTCTCAAGATCTGGATGCAGGAGCTCATTGACGGTTCCATTTTCTCGGCTCTCTGCTCCGCTCCCTCCCCGAATCGTCTTCTCTTGCCCACGGGGTGCTCTGCGGTTTCGGACATTACCGCCAGCGGCAAGCTCACCACTACCATGATCCGGCTCGCCAAGCTCCGGGCGAAGATGGCAACTCCCAAGATCCGCCCGGTGCGGGTGGACGGCAAGGAGTATTACATCCTGCTCGTCAACCCCTATGCGGCGGACGATCTCAAGCAGGATGCCACGTGGCTTCAGTCCCAGCGGGAAGCTGGTATCAGGGGAAAGGAGAACCCCATCTTCTCCGGAGCTCTCGGCGTCTACGACGGGGTGATCCTCCACGATCACGAGAATGTGCTCCTCGCCGCAGACGGGGCTTCCGGGGCTCAGGTGGCCTATAACGTGCTGCTCGGAGCCCAGGCGGGAGCCTATGCGGTGGCAAAGGAGCCCTTCTGGAAGGAAAAGGCTTTCGATTACGACAACCAGAAGGGCGTGGCTACCGGGTTGATCTACGGAGTCCGGAAGAGCGCTTTCAACGGCGAGGATTTCGCGGTCATCACGTGTCCCACCTCGGCGGCGCTGCGGTAAAGGAGGCAGAAGAAAATGAAGAAATTTGCAGTTGTACTCCTGGTGCTGCTCTTCGCTCTCCCGGCTTTGGCGGCGGTCCCCCCGGGAATTGAAGCTCTTCGGGGATATCTCATCACCGGAGGCGGCAATGCCGAAGAGTTCGTGAGTTTCGTGAAGGGGCAGTACGGGGACTACACCTTTACGGTGGTTCCCGAGGTCGCCACCGTGACCAGTCCGGATCTGAACGAGGGGCCGGTTCTGGTTCCCGTGACGGTCTCCCTCGTTACCGCTGACGGAGAGCTTCACCGCTGGTATAACGGCCCTCTCAAGATCGCCGTGAGCGATGATGATTCTACCGGCGCGGCTACGTTGTCCCCCGCCACCACCACTCCCACCATGACGAACGGACAGTATACGGTGCTGCTGGTTTTTTCTGACGCCGCCTGGACCGTGGGAAAGAAGGCGTGGATTACCGCTTCGGATCCGG